TGTCGTTCGCCATGCAGAACACCTTATCGGTATGTTAAAACCAGACACAGACTTACCAGAATGGGTACAGTCTAAAATTACACTTGCTGAAGACTATATCACCACGGCACATAACTACATGATGTCTGAAATGACAGAAGAAAAAGAGATGAAGGGTGATGACCCTTGCTGGAAAGACTACGAGATGGTCGGGCACAAGATGAAGAACGGTAAGAAAGTTCCGAATTGTGTACCAAAGGAAGGTGTTAACAGTGATCGAGCTGCCCTTGCTATCAGCAAAGAACTCGAGTCTGATAAGAAAAGACATGATCGTATGCGGGCTGGCGCTGATATGGCTGACAAAGCAGTTAAAGAATCTGTGTATATACCTATGTATGTACAAGAAGCAGCATATGATGGTAACATCGGTATGATGGAACTTGCCAAGTTTTACATGAACGCAACTCCTGCTGAGAAAACTGCGTTACAAACTGCTATCCAAAAGAAAGACTTCAAGAATGCTTGGAAAATGGTTCAGGCAAAGACAGGTGTGAAACTAAAGGGTAGAGAGTTTGCTACTGAATCAGGTGTTATGAAAAACCTAAAGCGTTATATTGCAGGTAAGTCTGCATCACAACGCGCCAACCAAGAACATGATAAAGCAGCAGATGCTTATGATGCTAACGACAGTGCAACTACTAAGAAGAACTTAAAGCGTTCTATCAAGTTTGATAAATTGACACAAAAAGAAGAACTTGAACTTGGTGAAGGATTATTCGGCATAAGTTCAAAGGACAAGGGTCGAATCATGAATATCGCTTCTGATGTTTCTGATACTCCTGGAAACTGGGATCATAAGAAACAAACCTTTACGAATAAGGGTGAAGTTGAACTAAGTAAGCAGCTCAAGGGCAATCCTAGTCATATTAAGTATGCTAAATCTTTGAGGTCTAAAGATTATGAAGCATTTGAGTCAGTTATCGAAGATAATTTCGGTGAGATGTTAGGTGAAGAAACTACTGTGTATGTTCCACTGAGATTTAAGCGTAAAGAAGACTCTATTTACGCTGCTATACATAAAGCGCACGGCAGTCCAGCAAAACATAATATAGGTGTTGAGTTTAACAATACAGGCAAACGTGAAGTGCATGTTGACGGTAAAAAGAATTCTAAACTAACTATCGCTCTCAACAAACATCTTGACAACCTTAAAGAAGATACTTCGGTAGAAGAGGAAGCTCCAGCAAACTCAGTTTCGGGTGGTGGTGTCGATATGAACCCTACTGGTAAACCTAAGTGGGATAAGCGTAGTAAGTTCCATATCGATCATATCTTTAAACGTGCTCATGGTGGTACTAAGTATACTAAGAAACCTAAAGAATAATATAACTCTCTACTGTAATTAGTAGCTACTACCCTGCTGGACCAATGAATATTATAACACAAAAATAGTATTCTGACAAGTCTTTACAGCAGGGTTTTTACATGGTATAATTCATATATGAATACGATAAAAATATTATCAGTTCTAGCGATACTAGTTCTATCCTTTGCGGGTATATGGTATGTAACAGGACTAAGAGCAGACCTTGCGGTAAGTGAGGAGAATAGTCGACAACTTAATAATGCAGTTCAAATGCAGCAAGAAGTGTTGATACAGATCAAACAGGAGCAAGAGCAAATTCGTAAAATCAGCGATGGTCTTACAGAACAAGTTAATGCTCAAAATAAAGATGTTGATGCACTTCGCGATAGGTTCATCACTAGTTCAAGTGGTAAGTCGCGCGACCTAGGCAAACTTGCTATTGAGAAACCCGCGCTGGTTGAAAAGATTATTAATAACGCATCCATGAAGGCACTGCGTTGCCTAGAGTTATCAAGTGGTTCTAAACTAAAAGAAGGTGAAACTAATGAAGAATGTCCTGCTATCGTTAATTCTGCTAACTAGTCTTACTGGTTGTGCATCTTTCTTTAGAGACCCAGTTGAACCAATTACCGTAGTAACTAAAGCAGAGCAAAAGACTCCACTACGCATTGCTCACCCCGATCCTCTAGAAACTCCTAAGAATATTCAGTGGATTGTAGTTACGCCTGATAATTATGAGGCCGCCCTAGAAAAGATAAAAGAATCTGGAGAAGATCCGGTCGTATTCGGTTTGACTGATACTGGATACCAACAGTTGAGTATTTTACTTTCTGAAATACGAAATTTTATAAGTATTCAACGCAACATTATCATTAGGTATCAAGAATACTACGAACCAGAAATAAAGTGATATTGGGGTTGCCATGATCCCTAAAATGTAGTATAATGAGTGATATCAAACAATTAACATGGAGTTTTATTAATGCAGAATATTACCGTCGTAAAACGCAACGGTGACAAAGAATCATTCGATGTCAACAAGATTCACAGAGTACTAGAGTGGGCAACAGATGAAATTAATGGAGTATCAATCAGCGAGATTGAGCTTCGTGCTAACATCCAAATATACGACGGTATGAAAACCGATGGTGTTCATGAGTTATTGATCAAATCTGCATCAGAACTTATCAGTGAACATACTCCAAACTATCAATATGTTGCCGCTCGTTTGGTTAACTATAAAATCCGTAAGGACATCTACGGTTCATACGACCCTTGGAGTCTAAGCAAAATTATCCAGAGCAATATTGCTCGTGGTGTATACGACTCTGATATTCTAAACAAATACTCCGAGTCTGAGATTGAACAACTAAACTCTCATATTAAACATGATCGCGATAACATGTTCACATTTGTTGGTATGGAACAGTTCCGTGGTAAGTACCTAGTACAAAATCGTTCTACAAGAGAACTATACGAAACTCCTCAGATTCTGTACATGATGATCGCGATGACATTGTTTGGTAGTTATCCCGCGACAGGTAAGAAATCGCGTTTAACATGGGTCAAAGATTTTTATGATGCAGTCTCGAATTTTTACATCTCTTTACCTACTCCTATCATGGCTGGTGTTCGCACCAGTACTCGTCAGTTTTCAAGTTGTGTCCTTATTGAGTCAGGTGATTCACTGGACTCGATTAATTCTACTTCTACCTCCATTGTTAGATACATATCTAAGAAGGCTGGAATTGGTATTGGTGCAGGGTCTATCCGCGCTGTTGGTTCATCTATTGGTGACGGTAGTGTTGTACACACTGGTCTTATCCCCTTTCTTAAGTTATTTCAAGCTGCTGTAAAAAGTTGTTCACAAGGTGGTGTCCGTGGTGGTGCTGCTACCGTTTACCTACCAATTTGGCACTTAGAGTTGGAAGACCTACTAGTACTGAAGAACAACAAAGGCACAGAGGAAAACCGTGTACGTCGTTTGGACTACGCTTTCCAGTTTAACAAAACGATGTATGAGCGCCTGCTAACAGGTGGTAATATTACACTATTCTCTCCTCACGATGTGCCTGATCTATATGATGCGTTTTATGTAGATCAGGCAAAGTTTAAAGAGTTATACACCAAGTATGAAGCGGACCCTACTATCCGTAAAAAGACAATGTCTGCACTTGAAGTATTCAATGGATTTATTCAAGAACGCAAAGAAACAGGTCGTATCTACTTAATGAATGTAGACCACGCAAACGACCACGGAGCATTTGATGCAAAAGTTGCACCAATTAAGATGTCCAATCTTTGTACAGAAATCAACCTTCCTACCAAACCTTTAACCAACTCTGAGGATCAAAATGGAGAAATTAGTCTCTGCACGCTTGCTGCAATCAACTGGGGTCTTATTAACAACCCAAGAGAATTCGAGAAATACTGTGAATTGTCAGTACGCGCACTCGACGCCTTACTCGACTACCAGGACTATCCCGTTCTTGCTGCTGAGCGAAGCACAAAGGCAAGACGTCCTCTCGGAATTGGCATTATCAACTTTGCATACTTCCTCGCAAAACGCGGACTAAAGTACAACAAAGACGCATTACCAATTGTTGACGAGTATGCAGAAGCATGGTCATACTACTTGATTAAAGCATCTGCAGACCTTGCCGTTGAAAGAGGTACTATTCCCAAGAACCATGAAACTAAATATGCAACAGGTAGATGCCCTATCGATACATACAAACGCGATGTTGACGAATTAGTTGCACCTAATCTGCGTATGGACTGGGTGGGCTTGCGTGGTCAGTTAATGACGACAGGTATCCGCAATAGTACGCTGATGGCTCTGATGCCTGCAGAAACTTCTGCTCAGATCTCTAACTCTACGAACGGTATCGAACCAGTTCGCGCATTAGTATCATACAAACAATCTAAAGACGGGGTAATGGCACAGGTTGTTCCAGGTATCCATCATCTTAAGAATAAGTATGATTTGTTATGGGATCAGAAGTCTCCAGAAGGGTACTTGATGATTTGTGCAGTGTTGCAAAAATACATTGATCAGGGCATCTCGGTAAACACTTCATATAATCCTGAGAACTACGAAAACAATGAAGTTCCTTTATCTGAGATGATCAAACACTTGGTTATGTTCTATAAGTATGGTGGAAAACAGTTGTACTATTTTAATACGTTCGATGGTGCAGGTGAAGAAAAAGATGACCCTATCATAACAGATGACTCTATATCAGATGCTCAGTCAGATGAAGAAGATTGTGATAGTTGTAAGATTTGATTTTAACTAAATAACATACCAAGACCCCCTTATCGGGGGTTTCCTTTTACTATAATAATAAAATATGACATCAGTATTTCAACGCAAAACTAAATCCCATCTAGAGTCTGAAATGTTCCATGATGGCGGTGTAGATATCGCTCGGTATGATATAGTTAAGTATCCTCAGTTTGAGAAGATCACAGATAAGCAATTGGGTTTCTTCTGGAGGCCTCAAGAAGTTGATCTATCTAAGGATCGTAGTGATTTTAAGTCACTTAATGACCATGAACAACATATATTCACTAGTAATTTAAAACGACAAATTTTACTAGACTCGGTCCAGGGTCGTAGCCCTAACTTGGCATTATTGCCTATTACATCATTACCCGAAGTTGAAACAATGGTTGCAACATGGGCGTTCTTTGAGACTATTCACTCTAGGTCATACACGCACATTATCCGCAATATTTACTCAAACCCTTCACTGGTGTTTGATGGTATCATGGATGTACATGAGATTGTAAACTGTGCAGATGATATTAGTCGTTACTATGATGACCTTATAGAGTACTCTAAATACCAGTCGCTATTGGGTTATGGTACGCATACAGTCAACGGCAAGACCATTGAAATCAACGAATATGAGTTGAAAAAGAAAACATACCTCTGCATGATGTCTATTAACATCTTAGAGGGTGTGCGTTTCTATGTGTCGTTTGCTTGCTCTTGGGCGTTTGCTGAACTCAAGAAGATGGAAGGTAATGCAAAGATTATTAAGTTTATCGCTCGTGATGAAAACACACACCTTGCAGCAAGTACTTCTATTATCAAGAGTTTGGTTAAGGACGACAAACACTATGATGCTATTCGCGCTGAGACAGAAGCAGAAGTTACTAGTATGTTTGTTTCTGCAATTGAGCAAGAAAAGTCATGGGCAAAATATTTGTTTAAAGACGGATCTATGATTGGTCTAAACGAGAAACTTCTTTGCGACTATATAGAATGGATAGGTGCTCGTAGGATGAAGACCGTAGGTTACGCTTCACCTTACCAAGTACCACAAGCAAACCCCTTACCGTGGACAGAGCGTTGGATTTCAGGTGGTAGTGTGCAAGTTGCACCCCAAGAAGTTGAACTAAGCTCTTATGTAGTTGGCGGTGTAAAACAAGATGTCGATAGTAATACCTTTGTAGGAATGAGTTTATAATAATGAAAGTTCAAATGTACACACGGACACAACCTCCGTGTCCATTTTGCACCCAAGCAAAGAATCTTGCTGAGATTAAGAATATTGTGTATGAGAATATTGATGTTTCATCCGCAGATAATATGCAAAATATGAAACAACAATATCCTGCTGCACGAACAGTTCCACTTATCTTAATTGATGGCGAAGTTATCGGGGGATTCGCCGAATTTAAGAACTATATACTAACAAAAGAACTAGGAGAAATGAGCATATGACAAGAAAAGCAAAAGAATGTGATAATTGTGGAGCAGACTATACGGTAATATATGATCCAGAAGAAGTAGATCAAGACCCGTTACATTGTCCGTTCTGTGGAGATGTTGCTGATGTTGAAAACAGAGATGAAGATGAATTAGACATTGAGGAAGATTGGGAATGAGCAAATTTAAAGAGCAATGGGAAGCAAAGAAATTGATGAAAAAGTCTAAGAAGAAAGCAACTCGTGCTCTTATTGAAGAAGGTGGTTATGCACCAAGCGATGCTAAGAAAGCAGTTAAGAAAGCACTTGAACGCATTGCTCAACCCACTGGCAATGGGCTAGAAGGATAGTATGTGGTTGTATCAGGGTGAACCTGTCACAGAAATAGAAGATAAGTTTGTCGCATATGTTTATCTAATTACGAACCTTACGAATGGTCGAAAATACATTGGTAAGAAGTTAACCAAGTTCAGTAGAACTAAAGTGGTTAAAGGTAAAAAGAAGAAGGTCAAAGTAGAAAGCGATTGGCAAACATACTGGTCATCCTCGGAAGAGTTGAAAAAGGATGTTACCGAACTCGGGGAAGAAAACTTCACTCGGAAAATCTTGCATTTTTGTCTCAGTAAAGGTGAAGCAAGTTACCTTGAAGCCTCTGAGCAATTTACCAACAATGCTCTCCTAGACCATACTTACTACAATGGTATTATAAACTGTAAGATTCATAAGACTCATGTTAAAAAGTTATGGGTTAATGAGCCAGAAATAAATATACCAAAGTAGTACTTGCATTATGTTTAGAACTAGTGTATAATAGACTTTATGATAATCCTTGACTACTCTCAAATCGCACTGAGCAATATTATTGTTCAGAAACTAGGTGACGAAGAAATGATTCGCCACATGATCCTTAACAGCAT